ACTTATAACTATGAAAGCTACACAAAGAAAAGTTTCACGTAAGTGGAACTCCATGATGCTTGGCTTAAAGATGCAAGGTAAGAATGGGCCTTTTACGCCTCCTTCTTATAGTCACATCTATAAGCTAAAAACTGTACCACAGTCCAATTCTAAAGGAACGTGGTTTGGTTGGGACATACAAAAAGTTGGTCCTGTAACAGATAAGGGGATGTATGATGCAGCTAAATTGTTTTCACAAGGTGTAAGCAAGGATGTTGTTAAAGTATCCCACGAAGAAGAGGCTCAAGCAGCAACTTCATCGTCATATTAACATTAAGGGCGGCGCAAGCCGCCCTTTAATTGGGGACAAGAATGAAAGAGAAATTTATAGAGATCTTTAGTGGATTAAATAGAGCCTATGGTAAATTTATCCCAGAAGACAAAAATGATGCAGGAAAACTGCAAGGAAAAAATCAAATTATTAGAGAGCCTGACGGCCTTCCAGAGAAACTGTGGGAGGATCATTTAAACGGGAAAGTAAGTCTAGGAATAATACCTATTGATGAAAACAACGAATGTCGTTGGGGATGTATTGATATTGATAAATACAACGGCTTTAATCATTTACAATTAATTAAAAAGATTCGAAAGCATGGACTACCACTTGTTGTGTTTAGATCCAAAAGTGGTGGTGCACATGTTTTTATGTTCTTCACTGTCCCTGTGAAAGCGAGCCTCGTGCAATCTAGATTAAAAGACTTTGCTGCTTTTCTAGGTTGTGCGGGTTCAGAAATATTTCCAAAGCAAGTAAAATTATTGTTAGATAAAGGGCAAACAGGTAATTATTTAAACCTGCCTTATTTTAATGGTGATAGAAGTGAAAGATATGCATTAGATGATGATGGCAATCCTTGCACTTTAGAAAAATTCTATGCTATGCACCAGCTTTATGCTCAGAATAATGCAGATATAGATTTTATAAAATTGGAAGATTATTTTGTAGAAGGTCCACCTTGTTTAAATACTCTAAAACTTAATGGAGTACCAGAGGGTGGCAGAAATGAAACTATGACTAACGTTGCTGTCTACTATAAAAAATGTGGAGAGAAGAAGATTAAATTAAAATTGTTAAACGTCAATGAAGACATGTGTGATCCTCCTTTAGAAGAAACAGAAATAGATACTATTGTAGAGTCTGTAACAAAAAAAGAATATGATTATGGTTGTAGTAAAGAGCCTCTTTTTTCTAATTGCAATCGCAAACAATGTGGCAAAAGAAAATTTGGTAAAAGAATGACAGGATTAGATGTCTCACCAACAGGTCTAGAAATGTACGGGTCTGAGCCTCCTCTATGGTTTTTATCTTTAGACGGAGTGGCAAGGCCTCTTGAGCTGGAAACAGAAGATTTACAAAAGCAGGATAAGTTTCAAATAAAGTGTATGGAACAAATAAAAGCAATGCCGAAAAAAGTTAAACCGGATGAGTGGCAAGAAAAAATTTCCTCCTTAATAAGTACCGCTGTAGAAACGCCGGCGCCAGGAAACACTGAAACATTTATGGATTATATAAAAGAATGGTGCACTAATAAAGCTGCAGCAGTAGTAAAAGAAGAAGTTTTAGATGGTAAACCTTGGTTAAATCGAGAATCAAATAAAGAGAGATATCATCACTTCTTATTAAAAAATTTGCTTGATCATTTACAAAAGAAAAAATTTACTGCATTTAATCAAACAAAAATTACACACTTACTAAAAAGTGATTTGAATGGTTTCAAGAAAAGTCTACGTGTATCAAAACCAGATGGAAGTAGTGTAGTTCTAACTGTCTGGGCTGTTCCAGAATTTATTGATGAAACTGAGGACGTAAAAGTTGTTATACCTGATATGAAAGAAGAAGAATCCTATTAATGGTTGAAGTTATAAAGTTACTAGGCCCGCCAGGAACAGGAAAAACAACCACTCTTCTTAATTATGTTGAGAAAGAAATGGAAAATGTTTTGATAGATAAGATTGGTTATTTTTCTTTTACTCGTAAAGCTGCAAACGAAGCAAGAGATAGGGCTGTTGAAAAATTTAGTTTAGATAAGAAGAGTTTTAAATGGTTTTCAACTTTACATTCATGTGGCTATCATTCAATTAATCAAGAAGGCCGAACTGTAATGGGTAAACCTCAGTTTAAATCTTTTGCTGATAAGATTGGATTAAAATCTAGATTGTCTATGGACATGGAAACAGGTATGTCAGACAATATTTATCTTAATCAATACAATCTGGCGCGAGCTAGAGGAATATCTTTGGAAGAACATTATCGTAAGTATGTTGACAATACAGAAATTGAATGGAGATATTTACAGTATGTGTCGGAAGCATATGATCAGTTTAAAGAAGTTAATAAATATATTGACTATGCAGACATGCTTTATGAAGCAGTTAATGAAAATTTGTTGCCTATACTAGATGTAGTTTTTATTGATGAAGCACAAGATTTAACCCCTTTGCAATGGGCAATGGTGGAACATTTTGCATCAACTTGTCAAAGATTATATTTAGCAGGTGATGATGACCAAGCAATTTATAGATGGCTTGGCGCAGATGTTGAAAGATTTATAGATTATCCTGCAGAAGAAAAAACTCTTCCTCAATCTTATAGAGTGAAAAAGAAAATACAAGAATTTGCACACGACATAATTTACATTGCAAAGAATAGAATAGAAAAAACATGGAAACCACGAGAAGAAGAAGGTGTTCTTAAATACCATCAAACCATTGAAAGTGTTGATCTTTCTGAAGGTAACTGGTTATTACTCGGAAGAGATAAATTTATTTTAGACAAGATTGAGGAGACATGTCGCAGTCAAGGCCTGTGGTATGAAAAACAAGAAAAGAAAAATATTATTAAACCGATTCCACAAAGAATGTTTGATGCTGTTATTGGTTGGAACGATTTATCTAATGGTGAAATGATTGACAAGAAAACAATAAAAAAAATATTCTTTTATAAAAAAGTATCGGATAAATATGAATCAGAACTAGAAAAAATGAATGATTCACACTTATATGATTTAGACACTTTAAAAATTTTATTTGGTCCTTTTAGTGTTGGTGAATGGCAATACGTATTGGAAAAAATCAACATTCAGGATCGTGCATATTTAATGAGACTTGGGCTGGGCGATGAAGATATTACTAAAAAACCTAGAATAAAAATTTCAACAATTCATGCTGCAAAGGGCGGCGAATGTGATAATGTATTATTAACAACTGACATGAACATAAAGACATATTCGGCATATCAGAAAGATTCAGACGATGAGAAAAGAGTTTTTTATGTTGGTGCAACTAGAGCGAAAGAAGAACTACATGTACTACTACCACAAACAACTATGTATTTTAGGTTAACATTATGAAAAAGAAACATGACCCAGTAAACTATCCATCACATTATAACAAAGGTGATATCCAATGTATTGATGCTATTAAATCCTGTCAGGGATATGGCTTTCGATACTATTTACAAGGCTCGGCCATAAAATATATTTGGCGCCATGAGTATAAGAAAAAACCTGTTGAAGATTTAGATAAAGCTATTTGGTTTTTAAATAAATTAAAAGAACAGTATGAATAAATTTGTATACAATGCTCCCACAGAGTGGACACCGAAGGAACACTTTCCGGACTTGTCTAACGAGAAATTAATTTCAATTGACTTAGAAACTTGTGATACAAATCTGACAACTCACGGTTCTGGTTGGGCAACTGGTAATGGTTATGTAACCGGCATTGCCGTAGCAACGGCGGATTGGGAGGGTTATTATCCAATTGCACATAATGGTGGTAACTTAGATAAGACAAAAGTTTTAGAATGGTTTAAGGGTATTGCCAAATTTGATTGTGATAAAGTGTTTCATAATGCATCATACGATTTAGGATGGTTGAAAAGTCTAGGGATAACGGTCAACGGTAAAATACATGATACCATGATCTCTAGTGCATTAATTGATGAGAATAGATATTCATTCACACTAAATAGTTTAGCTAAAGATAAGCTTGGTAGAACTAAAAATGAAGATTTACTAATAGCTGCTGCTAAAGAGTTTGGTGTTGATCCTAAAAAAGAAATGTACAAACTGCCCTCTATGCATGTTGGAGAGTATGCAGAATACGATGCACGGCTAACGTACGATCTTTATGTTTTAAATAAAGAAGAGATAATTAAGCAAGAGCTCCAGGACATTTATGATTTAGAGACTAGATTACAACCTTGTTTAATAGATATGAGAGCTAATGGAGTACGTGTAGACTTAGATCAAGCGGAGATCGCCAAGAAACAACTTGCCACTAGAGAAAAGGAATTAATGTTAGAAATCAAGAAGATATGTGGGCTTGATATAGAGATATGGGCTGCAGCGTCTATTGCAAAAGCATTCGACAAACTAAATATTACATATCCTAGAACTCCAAAAAGTAATGCTCCAAGTTTTACTAAAAACTTTTTGCTCAACCACGAGCATGAGATTGCACAAAAGATTGTAGAAGCAAGAGAGATGAATAAGGCTAATACAACATTCATTGATACAATACTCCGTCACCAACATAACGGACGGATTCATTCTGAAATTCATCAAATGAGAAGTGATGATGGCGGTACGGTTACTGGTCGATTTAGTTATTCTAATCCTAACTTACAGCAGATACCTGCAAGGAACGAAGCTATAAAGA